TGGCATATTCTAAATCGGTGTATAGAACATCTGCTACCTGACTACCAATATCATTGATTTCCACCAAACAATAAGATTCGTTATATTGTTCACATACTCTTTTTATTACTGTAGGGTAAACCATAGGGGAAATTATATTATTTCTATATTTTGCTACTACTTTATATGGCATAGAAGAAAAATCAATAATTGTAAATGCACTATAATCTAGTCCCTGTCCTCTTGAAGTATCAACACAACAAACATACATGTGGTCTTCTTGGGGTTCTTCATAAATATCTAATCCTTCTTTGTGTGATATTATGGGTTTTACCCATGCAAGAGATTTTAGTTTGTACGAAGATATAAGGGTATGTTGTGAACCGATGAAATCACATTCAAATTCTGACTGAAACTGTTGTTCGTTGGTATTTGCAACTGTTTCTTCTCTCCACTTATCATCTCTACAAGGACCACCAGGATACATCGGAACCTGTCTCCAATGAACCTCAATAGGAATATATTCATTTTTTCCTTCTTGTCCTTCTTCTTTTGTTGCACCCCTCCAATAATGATAAAACATATTCAAACCGTTAGGGGTCGATACCATCAAAACTTTCGTTGACTGTCCTGATGTAATTGTTGGATATACAGAACTAAAAAACTCTTCTGCTACATTATTTGGGACATGGGCAAATTCATCAAGGAAAATACAATTGAACGAACCACCACGAATAGCACTTGCAGATGTTGAAGAAGCAATAATCTTAGAACCATTTTCTAATTTAATATTTCCTTTATTCCATTCTACAATTCCTTGTTGTATCCATAATGGTAAATATTCATATGCGAGTTTCATTCTACTAAGAATTTCTCTTGCTGTTGCTTGTTTATTTGCAAGAACAGCAACCGTCATATCTTGATTGAATAAAATATAATGAAGAAGGTATGCAATTATAGTTGTACTTTTTCCAGATTGCCTCGGAAGTTTCGCAATAACAAATCTATTATTATGTACTTTATCTACAATTTCTTCTTGAAAATCATAAAGATTAAATGGAACCAAACCCTCATCAAGAGAAACAACCTTAATATATTTTTTTATAAAATAAATAGGGTCCTTAGAACATTTGATATATTCTTTTACCTGTTCCTCGGTAAACTTAACAGCAATTCCTGCCGCTTTGAGATTTGAATTTCCTAAATATCCTTCTTTTTTCCTACTCATCTTTAACCTCATCACTATCAACATCAATTATAGGTAATGAACTATGCTTATGTTTACTTCTAGATTGGTTTATCAAATCTTGTAAATCATTCGTAGAACCAACATATATTGAATTGTTGGTTGTGTTATTTGTTATTTCCATTTCTTCTTTACGAATGGTTTTCATTTGTTGATGAAGATTCATTAGGTCTTTATTCATTTCGGAAACAGTCTTTAACATCTGAGATGCAACTTCATATGCTCTTGGTGCATCACTCTCCGTTGCAACATCAATAATACCATCAATAGCATCTTTCCCTGTGGATATAAGATTTTTGATATTTCCTCTTACTTGATTATAATCAATTTCTAAATCTTTATCCAGTTTTTCTTTAGATACAGGTAAATTTGTTTCTTTTTTTACAATGTTTGTTTCTTTTGCTTGTTCTTTTTCATAACTTACATCCAATGCATCAGACAACTTTTCATTAACGCTTTTCTTTTCTTTCATATTTTCACCATTTTTTTAAGAACTCGGTGGGTTATATGTCGCTGAAGGATATGTGTTTCCATAAGTATCAATATAATCCTGTGTCCATTGCCATGCACCATAAGTTGAACCTGTTGGTCCAATTGCACTAGCACCTCTAGTATATATGTTAGCAAATGTTGTGTAATCTGTAAATGTTCCACCTGTAAGAGCAGAACCATAAGAAGGTCCACTAACACCAACATCAACTCTACTCAATGCACCTGTTGGACCTGAGCGTAGATATTTCTCATCATCTGTTGTAAAGTCGAAGAATGTAGTTTCTGTTTTAAGTATAACACCACCCTTACGAATAGGTCCATACACATATGATTTTACTGTAAAATCAAGTTGAGTAGTAATATTTCTTCTTATATCAAATTCGCCTTCATAATCTTCTTCAATATTAACACTATTCAAAATAATAGGAATATCAACCTTCTTATTAATATCATTAAAATTCATAGTAACAGTAAATTCCGGAGTAAAGTAGGGAAGAACCTGTTCGATGATTTGCAGTGCATCATTCATATTTCTAACAAATCCATATAAAGAAAAATCAAAATTATATGGAACCTCTGCATAATTATATGACATCGCTCCACCGGTAGCACCTGATAAGTTGGTTCTCCTGCGATTCATTGTATTTCGTTTTCTTGCAGGGTCATATGCAATAGTTGTTATTTCAAAACCCATTCTGGGTAAAGTAATCATAACCTTTGTGGTGTCGGATATAGAACTACTTTCTTCTATTCTTCTAAGAAACTTTTCTTTTGGACCATAAGATAAAGGGACACGAATAAACTGTTTTGTTCCTCCTGAATTGGTATGTTCCAATCGAATATCGTTGAACAACGAACCAAAAGCAACAACTAATTTTCTAATAGATTCGTTATAGAATGGTCTAAACATTAATATCCCCCCTCACTGAAGGGGTCAGTTTCCGTAAAGTCGAATATATTATCTGTGTCTACATCCCATTCTAAATCTTCATTATCACCAGAACTTTCATCATCCTCTGGGTCTTGAATAATTATAGTAGTTGTAGTGTCTGTTCCTGTTAGCAAATATTCCGCAGCAGAATCCATACCTACTATACTATCGTTTGAAGAACCTGTAGATAGAGTACCATCTAATCCTGTAACATATAAAAGTTTATTATCAGCATCCCAATTCGTAATTTGTCCTGTTACATCAGCATCTGCATATGTTCCACCACTAATGTTGGAAATTTGGAATACGGTCTCACCTTCAATAAAATTAGTATAAGTAGAAGAACTAACCTGTGTTCCTAATGAAAGTCTAATTTCATATACTTTTCTTTCTTCATCTATAATATCAACATCATCGATTCCTGTTTCAATTTCCATAGACTCATCATATGCAAAGGTTTCACATGTTAATTTATAAACAAATAATTTACCCAACTGATAAAATGGATTTTCATGTTCTACAAAATTAATTTCAAATAATGTTTTACTCAACGGAAAATAAACCAAATCACCTTCTCTTGGTCTATCAATAGATGTAAGAGTTGTAATCTCTTTTTGAAACCTTTTTTTAGATATAAGCAATTCTACTTTATCTTTTATTTGTAATCCATATTTAGATAATAAATCACCTTCACCCTCAAACCCATCAATAGACTGTATAAACATCTCCAATTCAAATCCATTTTGAAATTTAGATATTCTATCTTCTCCAAAAATATCATCTTTGGATATAATATCCCTTGGAATGTATATCATATCTCTTCCCATTGTTTTTATAATCTCAATGGTAAGGTCTTCAATAACATCGTGTTCACCAGAATAGTCTTTAAAATATTTATTTCGAGCCATTTTTATCCAACCGTAAAGTCAATAGGAAGTTCATATTCTAGTAATACTTTTTCTTCAATCCTTATTACATCTTCATTTGCTTCTGAGAATATTTCTGCACCTCTCATAGATACACCTCCCGGCATTTGTATACCTTCAAACTTTGACATATTTGCACCCCACTGTCTTTTAATAAGAGCAGTGACATATTCTTTTAAAAGTCTATCATTATATATTTCTATCCATGTGGTGGGGTCTAATTTAGAATATGCTTCTATTGTTAAATAAGTATCACCTGCGGTTACTTCCTCTGACCAATCCATATCAACATAAAGTCTATTTGTAACCTTATTAAATCTTATACTTTTCTCTGGTTCAAAAAGTTGTTCAATTAAACCAATATATCTTTTTGCAGAATCATAAGATGCAAGTCCCATTGATGTACTATTTCCAAGATTTCTGTTAATTCCAAAATAGTCATTTAATGCCATTTGATATTTCACATTAAACATATTTGCTTGATTTTCACCAAACCTAAACAACCTACGAACACTAAGAATATTTGAACCATTTGGTGGTCCTGTATAACCTGCCCCCGCAGTCAATCCAGATGTATTGATATATCCATTTGAAACATCGTCTGATGTAACTTTGTGTGTATAATAGTGAAGTTCTACACCATCAAAATGTCTTTCCGCAAAAAATTGAAGTGCATCATCCACTCTTTCCACAGCCTGTTGATAATCTACATTTATATCAACTACCGGTTTTCCTAGTCTTCTAAGTGCATATTCAATTAGTGTATCTGCTGATGTGGGTACTGCCATACAAAAATCTCCTCATAATATGTATAAGGAAAGAAAAAACCCCAAAAAATAAGGGGTATTCTTCTACTTCGCTATATTTCCCTTTTCTTGGGTTTTGGTGATTCTGGAACATCATGAATATTTACTTTAATTTTTTTGATATCCTCTGTGAGCATTTGTTCTATATAATATCTTCGTGTGACTGGACTTTCTGCTTCGTCCGGTTCACTTTCTTCATAATTAGAAAATCCTGGCATCTGTAAAGGACAACCAAGTTTTGGATAGTCCAATTTACTATATTCATCGCCCTCGGACACCAACCAAGTTCCTTTTCTGTCTCCACACCCACATCCACCACAGAAACTTTTGTTGCCGTCTTTTTCACTATTTTTGAGATATTCACATTCTGGTAAATCATTACCATCACCGAAACAACTAATAACCCTGAGTTGTTTTGTTGGTTTGTCTATTTTGTTGTTGGACAATCCACGAGATAATATAGACTTTGCAAAATTCTTTGCCATTCCTACTTTTTCAGAAATAGACTTTTTCTCACTCATATAAATTTAATCCTTTTCAATTATAAAAATTATACCACACTATTTATCAATGTCAACATCCAAAACTATAAATCTTCCACTTCCGTTCCATAAATTCATTATCTCATTATATTTATCCAAAGAAAGTGTTCCTGAAATATTTCTAGCAGAAACTTCTAATATATGTCCTATTGGATAACTTTTTGGTTTTGTGAACACAGAATGACTAAACAATTCATCTATATCTTCTATTACTGTTCCGCTTATATTTAAATATTCAATATGCCCTTTATTGGAAGTAGAATAAGCATCTGCTGGTTTGGGCAATTCAATTTTTTTCAATTTACCATTACCACTCAAATCTATATGTTTTAGATTTAAGAATGCATTTCCATATTCATCATAATTTCCAAACTCACCAACATCCCCCCACTCTTCTTGGGAAGATACACCCAAATTAATAAAGGGAAGTTCTGTGTTTGTTATTACCAAGAAATTCAATTCTGTCATTTCTTTATTTCTACCAAGAGAAAATTCCATTTGATTGAGTTTTGTAGAATCTCTTAAAATGAGTTGTTTAAGTTTGACTGAATTTTTCAATTCTATACCTCTACCCAATGCACAACCAGACAAATCCAAATATTCCAACACAGGAACATTCAATATCAATTTTTTATTATTGTGTAAATCTTTATTGTTTGATGCAAACAAAGAAGTCAGTTTGTTATATTTTATATTTTTGGTATCTAGTGTTTTGATTTCATTATCAGACAACAACAACCGTTCAATGTTTGGTATTTTATACATTGGGAAATCTTCTTGTGCATTAGGATACCCCGAACGAGCCAACCATTCTGTTCCAGAATTAGCACCTAATTTATTATCTTGAACCCAAATTTCTCTAATATTATTACTTTTTGGTATATCTAATCTATATAATTCATTATTATTTAAATGAAGGGTTTCTATTTTTGTCAAAGAAGAAGCATTAAAATATTGCATGGGTGTACAAATAACATCAACAGATGAATCCGCAGCAACAATAGTTTTTATTTTGTTTCTTCGTTTTTCTCTTTTTTCTAAATCTTTGGAAAGATATACACCAATATAATAACCAACCATACCTGTACATTGTTGCCAATCATATTCATCATTATATTCGTTTCTACCGTTTCCGTATCTAGCAGGATTTATTACAAGTTTATTTAAGTTTGGTAACTCGGAGAAAAATACTTTAGAATGATAATATGGTTCAAATACATTTGACAAATCTACATCATCAGGTGTACGATATTTTCTAGTCAACCAAAGTTGAGTTATGCTATTTTTATATTTTTCAAAAACCTTATCATTTCCGTTTATCATTCCCCAATCAAAACGATTATTATTGTTATGAGATTTTATGTTATAATATCCCTGAATATACTGATAACTTGTTGGGTCTGTTGGAAGAGGAAGTGCCTCTACCAATGGTTCATTTCTACCATCATGAATTTTATATAAAATATTATTTTGTACATTATTAGATTTAGAATATAAAGATTCATCTGGAACATTTATTGGTTTATTTTCAATATCAACAAAACCAAAGAAGGGAACAGAAAAACTCATATCGTTTGTGTTGGTTCTTCCAATTAACAGTGGTTTGTATTTAATTTTTCTTTTATTCTTAAATGCAGCCGCAATAACCGCACAAGCATCACAAGCATCACATTCTTCAGACCAAGTATCTCCAACTGAACGGTCTGCACAATTCCAATGAATTGCATCATAGTGGTCTGGGTCTTGTCCTGGACCATCTGTGGGCATTTGAACACATCCGATGTTCATACAAGGAACATCACCCATATAATAACCACCCAATTTTAGACACTGTTCCATAGGCCATCTAGCACACGTTTCCGTATGAGGATTACAACAAGAACCAAATGTAGGACAATGTCTACAATCACCATTGCCTTGATAATCAGATTCTAATCTACCTCTCAAACCAAAACCTGCCATGATACCTTTTCCCATGTTACGCCATCCAAACCAAGTCGCTGTATTTGAAGTTCTACATTCAGGACACCCTATACCACACGATGGATGTCGGTCTACACAATAGTCTATACCACCATATTCTCCGTTCTTTAAAGGTGTGCCAATATGCTCAGGAAAATTACCAAAAGTTACATCACCCGGAAATGCAGGATGATTCCAAGGAGTTGACCATTCTCTGGGAAGAACATCCCAATGGTGAAGCATTCCCCCTTCATTATTTTGTCCAAAGTAACCGGGGTGGCAGGTCGAGTATGGTGGGGTACCGTACTTCGAGTAATAATAACTATCAAATT